TAGATGCGATTCACTGGACGAGCTTCGAAGATATTTCTAGTGAAATCGAAGCTCATGTTTTTAAGAAATGGCATCTTTGGGATCAGAGCAAGCCAATCGAACCATGGGTTGCTACTACTTGCAAGAATCAAATTCTCAATAAACTGAGGAATTTATATGGTAATTTCGCCAGACCATGTATCAAGTGCGAAAATTCTTTGGACGGCTCTCACTGTTTGGTGACATCTAATCACGAACAATGCTCCGAATGCCCACTTTACAAAGCTTGGGCGGAGAAAGGCAAACTCAAGCATGATATTCAAATGCCCCTTGAGTTGGAAAATCATTCTGTGGAAATCAACAATCGTCCAAGTGAGGAGTTTGACCATGAATTAGCGATCAATAGACTCCGTGTGGAGTTGGCTGAAAAATTGGACCCGCAAACATTTGTCGCTTTTGAAATGCTTAATTTTCAACACAAGGAGGATAAGGATGTGGCTGTTTTCTTGGGTTTTAAAAGTAGAACTGGCAACAGCGTCAAGAAACAGATGGAAAAGTTTAAAGACGATTTATTCAATAAGGTTCAGGACATCTTGCGTAACTCCGATATTTCAGAGCTTCTTCAATGAAAAAAGACCTAACACCAGACCAGGAAAAAAGAGTCGTTGAATTGTTCAAGGGTGGATTAACTGACATCAATCGTATCACCCGCGAAGTTTTCAATGACCCCAAGGCTCACTCTAGAGAGCCGCGAGGAAAGGCCGTAGCCCGCTGTCTAGTCAAGAACCATCTCAACCCCAATAAAGCCAACATCGGGGAATTCACGGACGAGCAGAAAGACCTTATTCGTTCCGAGATGCAAAACGGCAGCAATTCCCTAAATATTGCGCGCCTACTATTCAAGGACGAAGGAGTTCAACGCCTCTCTCAGGAATGGCGTGCGGTCAATACCTGGGTTTCTAATAATGGCCTGAAGATGGACGATAAGGACGACATTGTTAATGAATACATTGCCCCTCGCAGTAATGAAAGTATTGTTAGCAAGATTAACGCTGCCGTTGGCTTAAACTTAGACCACGCGAAGCTTTCTGGGAAGTATAAGCAGTATGTCGAAAAGTTGGTTCTCCATCTTGGCAACTCTCGCTATAAGAGAATTATGAATAGCTATGATGTCCGCAAAGACAGGCAGCTTTTTGAAGACCAGTTTATCCGCAACGTCTGGGACCAGATCGACCTTACGTCTATGGAGCTTGACCTTGTGATGAATATCTGTGTCGATACCGTTAATATTGAAATTCTTCGCGGCCATATTGCCAAGCTCAATACAATCTTTGATGACATGGAAGAAGGCGGCGATTTAAAGCACGTTTTCTCCGAAACTGTCAAGGCAAAAACCGACGAACTCAATCAGTGTTATAAACGCGTCTCTGATAATACCAAAAAACTTCAGGGCGATAGATCAGAACGACTGAAAAACAAAGGCAAGGACGACTACTCTTTCCTTACTATTGTTCAAGCTTTCCAGGAAGAAGATGAGCGTAGAGAAATGCTTCGCCAAGCTGAAATGGAACGCATGGCTGCGGAAGCAGAGGTGGACAGGCTTGCCAGTATGGAAGAGTGGCGCGCAAGAATTTTGGGCCTTCATCGGGATGACGTTGTATGATAGATTGTAAAAACTGCGGATTAATTTTTAATTCAGAGCGGAGTCTTCATGCTCATTTGAAGGCTCATAACCTTAGCGTGGCCGAATACTATTGCAAATATTATCCGCGCCGAGACTTATTGACTGGCAACCCCCTTCAATTCAAACGCAAGGAGGATTATTTCGCTAGTTATTTTTCTTGCCGCGATCATTTGGAAAAATGGCTTCGACAAACTCCTACTAACAAGAAAGCCCCAATTATCTTAGACATGCTGAAGAAGCGAATCGAGCTAAAGAGTCTGGCCTTCGCTCCAAGCGAGGTTGAGCTTTTCTTTGCGGAGCTTCCTCCTATTTCCGAGTATAAGAAAATCTTTGGATCATATTCTGTGGCGGCGAAGGACTGTGGGGTGCCGTTAATGTTTTCTGGCAAGCTTCCTGATGAGTGGGCGCAAGATTTTTCGCGCAGCAAGATACTTATTGATACGCGAGAACAACAGCCTTTGCAATTCGCGAATAGCGAACGCGCCAAACTAGACGTTGGAGACTATACTACTATTGGCAAGGATTTTACCAATACATTTGTTGACCGCAAGAGTTTTGATGATTGGTGTGGAACTTTGGTTGGTGATAATTTCGAAAGGTTTCGTCGTGAAATCGAACGATGCAAGTCTCAAGATTCTTATTTGTGGGTGGTAGTTGAAGCCGATATCCGCAAAGTAAAATCTTTGGCCGCGTCTTCTTTCCACAAGCCCAATCTCTCTTATATCTCCCACAATATGAGAACATTGCAACACGAATACAAGGACTGTTTGCAGTTTGTGTTCTCGGGCGGGCGCGAACAAAGCCAAAAGATTATTCCTAAGCTATTATGTCTTGGCTCGAAGCTTTACAAGGCAGACATGGGCTACTGGCACAATCAACTCAACACCGAATTTTAGTTTATGTGGATCGAAGGAATTCAACCTCGGGTTCATCCCGAAAATGTCAATGAACAAATTGCAAATCTAGAGGGCTTCCTCGAAGAAAAGGACGCGCAGTTCTGGCTTTATAAATTCTTCAAGGCAAATCCGTCTGTAGCCGCTTTCTGGCTCATGGGAGTTAGGCTTTTGCCTTTCCAACAGTTGCTTATTAAGGGAATGCTTCAGAACGATTATACCTTGGCGATTTTGAGTCGTTCTGGGGGCAAGACTTGGTTGACTGGCGTGTTTGTCGGACTCTATGCGCTACTAAATCCAGGTGTTCATATTGGCATTATCAGCGCCACCTTCCGTCAGAGTAAAGAAGTAATGAAGAAGCTTCTTACTATCTCCAAATCTCCCAAGGCTAAGTTCTTGGCGGAGTGCATGAATGTAAAGTTCGCGCCCGACGAATGGAACATTGAAATCGGCACAAGCAAAATCACTGCGCTTCCTTTGGGTGACGGCCAACGTCTTCGTGGTTTCCGTTTCCAAATGATGGTTATTGACGAGCTTCTTTTGATGCCGCAATCTGTCATTGACGAAGTTATTACTCCGTTCTTGGCTGGTGTGACCAATCCCGTTGAGCGAAAAAAGATCAAAGAAATCGAAGACAAGTTAATCGCCAAGGGCTTAATGGAGGAAAAGGATAGAAAAAAATGGCCCGCCAATAAAATGATTGGCTTGTCTTCTGCCAGTTATAAGTTTGAGTATTTGTATCGCTTATACCAAAGCTACGAAGAGTCTATTCGTGGAATTGCCAATGGCAACATGGAAGACCAGGAAGAAGAGAAAAAGCAGTTTAATGATGCGCGTAAATTCATTGCTCATATTTCTTATGATGCGCTGCCGAAAGAACTCTTTGACGAAAAGGTGGTCAAAAAGTCCAAAAACGAAATGAGTATTTCTCAGTTCAATCGAGAATACAATGCCGAGTTCACTTCGGACAGCGCGGGCTACTACAAAATCTCCAAACTTAAAGAGTGTCGTTTCGAACCTGGAATTGGTCAAGATATTGAGCTTGTCGGAGAAAAGGGCGCGGAATATATTCTTGCCGTTGACCCTAATGCCGCTGGCAACGAAGACTCTGATGACTTTGCCATGCAGTTGTTCAAGATCATTGACAAGGAAGCGGGTAAAACGTGCTTGGTTCACTCATATGCCGTGGCTGGTGCTGACTTAAAAGATCACGCGAACTATTTTACTTATTTGGTGCGCAATTTTAATATCGTATTTATTGCTTTCGATAATGCGGGCGGTCCTACTACCTTGGAATTCTGGAATGAGCATCCAGAAATTAAAAAGCTCGGTTATCAGTTCAAGGTAATCGACATTCCCCTTAATGACCAGACCCTTTATAACGAGGAAATCTTGGCGATGAAAAAGGAATATAATTTAAGCGACAAAAAGATTTGCTACTTCCGTGTCTTCGACCTTCCGTGGCAGAGAAATGCAAACGAGCTTCTTCAGGCCAATGTGGACCACAAGCGAGTCCGTTTTGCTGGAGGCGTTCCTAATAAT